AAAAGGCAAGTGATTTTTTAGGAATTCCTTATATTGTATTTTCGGTTCCAGAATTGGAAAAAGTAGAATATAAGCCACAAAAACTTAGAGAGCCTCTTATAGGCAGAGATTATGAATTTGGTTTTAATGATTGTTATTCTCTTGCAAGAGATTACTATGAAGAAAAATTAAATTTAGTACTTCCCACAATGCCTTTTGAAGATGATTGGTGGGATAAAGGATTAAATTATTTTGATGATTTATTCGAGGCGTATGGATTTGTAGAGGTAAAAGAACCTCAAGAACATGATGCAATTATTTTTAGAGTTTATTGTAATGTACCTAATCATTGTGGTATATATTTAGGTGAGGATATTTTTCTTCATCATGCAATAAACAGAATGTCTTGTCGAGAGTCACTACACTCTGGATGGGGAAAGCACGTAGAGAGATATATAAGATGCAAACAGTTTATTTAAATGGTGGAATATCGAAGTTTGGCAGCCCTTGGAAGGCTAGTTGTACAAATATTCGAGATATTTTTAAACTAATTGAGTGTCAAACTCCTGGCTTTAGAAAATACTTAGTCGACGCAGCAGAGAATAATGTGGGTTTTGAAATTAAAAGAGGAAAAGAGTTTTTAGAATCACCAGAAGAATTACTTCTTTCTTTAAATGAGGAAGATGTAATTATAACTGAAGTTCCTGCTGGTTCAAAAAGTGGAGGAGCTAAAATATTAGCTGCTATTGCTATTATTGCTATCGTTGTATTTACTGCTGGAGCTGGAGCTCCTGCGGCCGCACCGGCCGGTGCTGGTGGAGCCGGTGGAGCCGGTGGAGCGGTTGGAGGAACTATGGCGCAGATGGGCGTTCAAATGAATGTAGCTATGCAGGCTCAATATAGCAGCTACCTAGCATCTCAAGCAGGGTTCATGGCAAGCTTAAGTACTGCAGGACAGTTCGGATTGATGGTAGGTGTAAATTTGGCCCTTTCAGGTATTTCTCAACTTATGGCACCAGGTCCGGAAACAGACGCTGCCACTGAAAATGAATCTTACTTATTTAATGGTCCTGTCAATGGATCTGCTCAAGGGTTTCCTGTACCTTTAATGTATGGAGAACTAATTATAGGAGGATCACCAATTAGTTCGATTTATTCAAATACTCCTTTCAATACCATGAGACAGGCAACTTCTATATCTGTTACTAATGTTACAACTGCTGAAACCGAGCAATCACAAAATCAGTCAGGACAGGACGTTCCCAACGCACCCACAGTACTACAAAATCTTACAGATACTTATCTAATTGGTGAGGAAGTAATAGACACTGATGCTTGGGAAAATTTTGGTAAGACAGGAGGTATGTAATGAGCACAGTTGACGAAGTTGAAAGCGGAGATCGCTTAACACAGGATGATACTACGGGAGTTCCTCTATATGCCGCATCGTTGTCTCAGGGCAATAATCAAATAGAAAAACAGTATGGAGCAGTCACAGACCTTTTAGCCGCAGGAGAAATTCAGGGTATAGTGGGCGGTTTATCTGGAGTTTATTTTAATGGTACTGCTTTATCAGACATAACTAATCATGATCTTCATAGAGCTAGAATAGGCAGAGTTACAACTACGCAAAATAGTACTACCATTTCTCATAGTAATGATTTTATAACGGCAACTAGAAGTTTACCTAGATTTATTCAAATTATGAACGCCGGTCCTGTGTTTACTCTAGCGGCAGCCTCCGCTGCAGGAGATCAGACTATTAAAGTTTCTGGTACGAGCGTTCCTGTTACGATTACTCAAGCTGCTTATAATGAAGGAGTACCTACTGATTTAGATGAGGTTAGACAAACTATACGAATTACAGGAGCGGGTCCTAACGGAAGTGAATATAGGGGCTTTGCTATTTCTCTTACAGAGAGTGGAGGCAATACTTTTATTGATTTAAGCACCCCTATTAAAACAGGGGTTAATAATGGTACTTCTGTAAAAGTTGATTATGTGGGTGCAATTACTGCCGCACCTGGTAGCTCAACTGCGACTGTCTCTCCTGCTACTCCTACTGCTGCTTCCAATACTTCTGCCCTTTTATCCAGTGTACCTATTATATATGGTTCTAGTGGAGACGATAAACCTTATAAACATGCTTTTAGCTATATAAAAACAGGAGGAAGAAGTCAAGGGCATTTTGATTTATTTAGTAATATTCCTTCTTCTTCCTTTGTTTATTCGCCTGGAGCAGGAAACTTATTATGGACTGAGGGAGCTGGTGGAAGTCAAGCAGGTCAGATATTTAGTCACGGAGATTTTAATTTCGGGCAAAACCTTGTTTATGAAATAGATAAGTTAAAAGTAAATATACATTTTCCAGGAGGTCTTAGTCATGTAGATAAAGATGGAGATCAACGTGAGACGTATATAGAATTTCAAATAGTATTAGAATATAAGAAAAATACTACAGACGACTGGTCTTCTAAATTAGTATTTGGTCACGACTATGGGGGTGATGATTATATGGGCTCCTTAGAGGGTGTGGGCGCAACGCATCTTTGGGATAAGTTATACAATAAGGGTCCTCAACTACAAAATTTTTATAACAACTCAGACGCTGCAAATTACAGAGGTAGAGAGGGGCTTGTACAAATGCGAAATGTAAGGAATGCCTTTGAAAAAGGAATTGAAATTCCTGACATTCGTAGATTACAGCCCCTTAGTGATTGGAGAATTGTAGTTAGAAGGCTCACTCCCGACCGTATTGAAGATTATTGGAATCTTGAAGCTCAGATGATGGCACAGTGCAGTGTTAAAAGTATAACTGCAACTATTAGTGATAAACTTACTTATCCTTTATCCGCATATGCAGTAACAGGGTTTGCTGCAGAGGATTTTTCAACTCCTCCTAAAAGAGCTTATAAAATAAAAGGTAAGAAAATTAAAGTTCCCTCTAACTATCTTACTAGAGAAGAAGTAAACAATGTTGAAGCATCATATAAAAGACACGTAACAAACGGCACAACAGAGTCTAGGTATCAACAGTGGGACGGAAACTTTAGGGGAAACCACGCTCTTGCTTACGGAAATATAAATTTTCATAAAGTTTACTGTAATAATCCTGCTTGGATTTTTTATGATATATTAACGGATAAAGATTTTGGTTTAGGAGAATTTGTACAAGAAAGTGATGTAGATAAATATGGATTATATCAAATTGCTAGGTATTGTGATGAGTTAGTTCCCAATGGTAAAGGAGGTCAAGAACCTAGGTTTACTTGTAATGTATATATAAAGAGTAGGACAGAATCTTATAAAGTTTTAAAAGATTTAGCCTCTACTTTTCGTAGTATGCTGCATTGGATAGATGGGGAAATTAGTCTTGTTCAAGATAAGCCCAAAGAACCTGTATATACTTTTACCACTGGAAACGTAGAAAATGGTACTTTTAGTTATACTTATACAGGACAAAGAGCTAGAGTTAATCAAGTAAATGTTACCTGGAATAACCCTGATGAATTTTATAAAAGGACCCTACTTACTGTAGAGGACACCGGAAATATAGCAACCCAGAAGAAAATTGTAAGTAAAGATGTCGTTGCTTTTGGTTGTACTTCAGAAGGACAAGCTCGTCGAGTAGGACAATGGCACTTAGCCACCGATACTCAAGAAACTGAAATTGTTACTTTTACTACTTCTGTTAATGCTTCTTTTTTACGGCCGGGTGACATTATAAATGTTCAGGATAGAAAATCTTTAAACATAGAATCAAGTGGAAGGGTTTCTACAGATTCTGCTACTAATGAAATCAATTTAGATCGTACTGTTACTTTCCCAGGCGGGGGAGCAGGAACTACTTGTAATCTTTATTTAATTTTTAATGACCCCGCTATTTTTCTGGCACAAGATGCTGCTACTATCAATAGTGTTGATTATAGTAGAGGAATGTTAATTGAAACGGATGCCTCTGGGAGTACCTTACTTACTGGAGCTACAGAAGAGGTGGCGGCAAATTTACTAGATGATAGTAATAATCCTGTTATAACTCAATTTGCAGAAACTACTAGAGTAGAAGTGAAGCCTATAACTAATACGGGGACTACTGCTTCTACTATTGATGTTTCAGACGCATTTTCTAGTGCTCCTGCACAAGATACGATATGGGCTATAAGTAGAAAAGATGACATTAACACAGAAGATATAAAAGAATTCCGTATAGTTGGCTTGGCGGAAAGCTCAACAACAGAGTTTGAAATTGTTGCTAGTGAATATGTTAGAACTAAATTTGATGAAATAGAGATAGATACTCCAATAGTAGTTCCAGACCTCACTGATATTGCACCTATTGCAGACTTTCCTCCCGCTCCCACTAATTTACAAGTAAAATTAGTTCCTAATATATCTACTAGTCCAAGTTCGGAAACAGAAACTGCTACTAGGTCTGGTTATAGTACTGTAATTTCTTGGGATTATCCTACAGAAGAGTTCACAGATAGTAGCGGAGTTACAACTACTATACCTTATAGATTCACCCAATCTTATATAATTAAACATAACTTCTTTAGCGGTAATCTTTCTAATCCTGATGGAGTAAGTACTATATCAGATATAGACGGAGAGACTACTTCGTATACATTACCAGCAATAGATGCGGGAACTTATACTGTAAAAATACAAACTGTAAGTAACTCGGGAGGAAGAGGTTCTTGGACAGAAATTACTCGAGACGTGTTTATGGAGTCCATATCTTCTGTAAGAATAGGCCGACTTTCTAGAGGAGGGGCTCTAACTGCTAGTGGTACTTTTGATTCCTCTGCGGCTACTTTTACTGTAGATGAATCTATCTTTTC